TTTATGATACTGGCTTTTCTTAATATGAGTTGTAAAGATGGATTGGCGTCTTCTTCTTTACCTGCGACAATAACTTTTTCATTAACGGCCAGTCGGTTGGTGTCTGGTGCGTAAACATCTCTAGGATATTTTGAATTAGGATCATAGAAACCAAATTTTGCATTTGCTGTTTCAATTGGATAGCCTGGTAGACTTCCGATGATAACTGGCTGTTGGCAACTTGCGCCATCACGCATATAGCCCACGACCCACGAACCTTCCACAAGAAAGGATGGTGACTGGCCTAATCCTGAAATGCCTGGACTAGTAACAGGTAATATACATTGCGCCCACGGTAAGTCGGCCGTTGGTAAAACTTCTTTGTCGTGTGTGTGTATGCCAAGGACTCTTACTCTATAACGGCCAAGATATTCTGGATCGTTTCGGTCTTCTATCACACCTGTGAATGAATAGAACTGTCCTGATAATATTTCCGAGTTAGCCATTAGTTTTTCCCATATTGTTTTTCTTTTAAAGCACTGACCTTACGCATTACTAGACTATTTAGAATACCTTTACGCAACCTCGTGAGCAACCTGCGTAGGTTAGCAAATGGCCGCAACCTCGTTGGAATACCCTTTACGCCCATCTTGGTTTGCTTTACGCACTCTTGCGTAAGTGGTAAGGTACCTAATATTCTATTCCAGAACACATTGAGTACTGCGGAGTAGCTGTGAGGCTTCCTATTAAGCATATAGTACAGCTGGCGGCTACCTGTGGGTACCAGTCCTTGTTCTGCAATATACACGGTATCACTCGCAATGTCAAGCACATATCCTCGTAGTTGTTCTCTAATTGTTCTCATAGTTATTCTGTGCGTTACCTGTCTGTTCCTCTACTACGGCCAGTTGTAGTCTGTCCTTTTACACGTCTAGCGTTAGCGGTATCAAAAATTTGCGAATCTCGGAGAATACTCTCAATCCCTTTCATTTTATTCATCTCTAAAAAGGTGTTCCTTTTATATCCATTCCTGTTGGTCCTAATCGGCTCATTATTTGTTTATCTTGTTCGTATATATTATGTGTCTTACCATCAGGTGCTTGGTGTCTCCAAGATTGATGTTCTGTTATATATTGGTGAGCAACATTATCTTTAACTGCTAATATCGTCATAGTATAACCACTAATAACATCAACATTATGTTTAAGAAAAGTAATTAAATATCGTCCTGCCCAATAAGGATTCTTACGTGCTGGTTTATTGTCTCCTAAAGGTTGGAATAATGGCATTTCAAAATCAATAATATCTCCTACCTGCAACACTGAATTACCAGGTACGTGTAAAGTTAAAACACCATTTTTTAATAGAGCTTCCTGTGACATTATCTTTTGAGTACTCCTTTCAGCACCAATAGGTTTAAATTTATCGTGGAGCTTACTTGCTCTTGATGATAAGAATACTCGTTGTTCATATGCTTCCGATAATATACTACCTTCAATATTTCCAGCAGCAGGTAAATGAGTTTTATCATCTGATTTATGTCCATCTCCATCGTGTTCAGTATGAAAATGTTTACCAAAATACTTTTCATAATTATAATCAGTTACGTTAATAGTTTTATAAAACGGATCATACTCTATTGATTTATTTGCATAACCACCAGCATTTAAATTCTTTAACACATCAACAGGTTTATCTAACGTCCAATTATTAACACCGTGCATATCTTTTACTGGTTCTTCAACTCCTGTACGTGGATTCCTAATGTTCTTTAGTTGTGGTCTATAATGCCATTTAACAGGTCGTGCTATAGCACCAGCCATAGCAAACAAAGATTCATAACTTCTAAAATGGTATCCATCTGGTGTTTCATAAAATAAAAACCCTGCATTTTCATATTGTCGTGATACAGCCTTAGCACATAACATTCGTATGGCAGCAAATGGTTTCAAATTAGGTATTACTATTTTTGTTTTATACTTTGTAGGTTCTACATAAAGTTGTTTTTTACTATTAAGGTATCTTTTACTTGTAAATATATCTTCAACACCTAATTCAACTGCACCTTCATAAGCCTTACTAACCCTACGCATATTATTAAAATAAGATTCTCTTGAACAAAAAAAGATGTCATATGCTTGACTACGTACAGAGTCTTTATCTTGGACAACTGTTTGTATTTTATAAATGTGAAATGGATGACCTTCGTTAGCGATAGCACTAATGCCAGTAAGACCAGGTGTATTAAATTTTAAATTTAATCTTTCTAAACCTGTAATAGGGAGAATAGTACGAACATCAACAGTGTCATATATTTGTATCTTACCAACCATTGAGTGTTCATAGATATCTTCATCTAGTGATATCTTTAAAATGATATTTTTAATATCAACTGTAATTGGTTGTTGACGTCCAGGAGCACCACCTGCCATTCTATAGGATATAATTTCAGCTACACTTAAACTTAAATCTTCTGAATTTTGTATTGTGTTAGATATTGCCATATCATTTTCTAATCAATGTATTAAATTCTGTCACAAAAGTATTCAAATATTTTGGATCTAATATTCTAATTTGCCTCTTCTTGTCTTGTATTCTTCTTTCATATTCAGCATTAGTTACAGGACCAGCACCTGCGTCTGTTGAATTACACTCTAGTATATGAGAATAATCTCCAGGTCCATCACCTATTTGTTTTCCACTTGATTGTATTTTTTCATAATGATGTATTGCCTCAGGATTTGTATATTTGTCTTTTAAGTATTGTTCAAATGCTATACTAGATAACGGCCAATCATAATAAACATTTTCAATATTATTCATTAAACACACAACCCAAAAGTAATTTGTACTGCCATAAACTTTATATGCCACGTGTTCTGGTTTTTCTCCATCTTCAACATCATAATTATCTATTAAAGATACATTACCTTTTATTTTATTTACTATTTTTACCCTACGAAATATATCAGGCACAACTTTAACAGTATTATTGCCCTTAATATCATAAAGCATTTTAGGAAATTGATTAAAGTATTCCATTAAAATCCTGCAAATATTTTATCTTTAGTCATATATTCTAATTCTACAAAATTCAAATCAAGTGTATAGCAAACAGGTGCGTGGTCGTCAAAGGTTTTAAAGTTACCACCTTCTGGTGTATAACTAACATCAACTTTTTTCAAAGCACATCTTGATATCCTAGGCAAAGCTTTATTTCTACCAGTATTATGTAAATAATGTATTTCAAATTCTGATGGTACTCTAAATAAACGGTCTTCGGAAGCAGAGTCTTTCCAAGGGTGCATATGATATTTAAACAATAAAACAATTTCTTGAGCAGCTCTTGTTTCTTCTTGATTTCTCGGCCAAAATTTAAACTGATATGTGAATTCTCTAAATGTTGGTCCTTCGTAAAATTGTTCCTTATGTGTATTCAACGCCCATCCTTTATGCTTACCATAAACTTTTACAATATCCCCTAACCCTAACGTTTCAGTAGTAGCCCCTATAGCATTTTTAAACATTTTCAATGTCATATTAAATCCAGATTGAGCTATCGTTTCAATAATATTGTCATCACTATTCTCACCGTGTAATTTTTTAATTAAATGAGCTAAATCACCACTTGTATTTGTATCTTCTGGTGCCCACTCTTGACCATAACTTACTTTAATATCTGGTGGCATATACAATGCAACTGCACCAGTTACCAAACGTTTACCTTGCTGTGGTAAATTAAAATTAGACATATTAACATCAGGAATATCAATACCTTTGTCTGCGTATTGCTGTCTTATTTTGGAATAAGCATCTGCCTGGAATGTTGAGGCACCTGTACGTTCATTCCTAACGCTGGTGCCAGTGGTTTCATATCCTACGTCAAATCTCAATGCATTTGCTACTTTCAAATCCATTACTCCACCTTGGTCTCCACCAGCATTGGATATCATAAAAAATAACATCCAATTTCCTAATTCATTGCCTGTTAACTCTAAAGGATATTGGATATGTCTAAATCCTAACTTGTCCTGGTCTTTCCACGCTTGTTGTGTTGATTTTTTAGGAGTAAATGGTGATTTATCTAATAATTGAGCAACTGCGCCAGTATCATTACTGTTAACACTTGTTGCACCAAATTGACTAACAAGGTCTGCTAAACCTAAATTACCAATATGTGAAGAAATCTTATTAGTAATAAACCCCTTAGCACTAGTTACTGCACGGTTTAAATACTTTGATATGTTGATACTTTTTCCCATTTAAATCCTTGTTATAAATACTTATATATTTATATGATTAATAGGTAGATTATGGCAAAGAGTTACAAAGGTCTGTACAAAGCAACACATCCCAAAAAGTACGTAGGCAATCCAAATCAAATAGTATATAGGTCTCTTTTAGAACGGAGATTTATGCGTTATTGTGATTTGAATACTGATATAGTACATTGGGCAAGTGAAGAGTTACCTGTCAGGTATTATAGTCCATTGGATAAAAAATGGCACAGATACTTTCCAGACTTTGTGATTAAGACAATTAAAGATAAAAAGTATATGATAGAAATTAAACCATCTAGGCAATGTAAAAGACCTAAAACACCTAAAAGAAAAACAAGGTCATTT